AGGCGGTGAAGTATATATTTTTGACTGGATAGTGATAATGTACTGGCCCAAGCGTTACTTCAGCGGGCTAACCCGAAAACAGAACAAACAGCGTAAAAGCACTGCCACTCGTCGTCGGAAGATGTCATGGAAAGATCCTCGGGCATACGTTCCGTTCAAGTCGGATCAAGGGATGAAAACGAGAAGGTCGAAATACATCCGTGAATGGAAGAAGAAGTTCCCTAATGCCCACGGTCTCCAGGCGTATTCTAAGGCTACCGGCGTGCCTCTACCCATAGTGCGGGGATCCTACAACCGGGGAATGGCAGCGTGGCGAACGGGGCATCGTCCGGGGGCGACGCAGCAGCAGTGGGGGTATGCTCGTGCCGCCAGTATGCTGACGTGCGGCAAGACACATTATACGACCGATGCCGACCTTGTCCAGAAAGCCAAGAAGACCGCCAAAGCTCGTGCGTGGTTTAGAAAGACGTGTAAGAATTAGACTGATGAGTACTTTTATTCTAGGATAACTAATAACATGCAGAGTATTTTTATGAAAGAATTACAGGAGAGGTTTCCAGACTATAGAATTAGTCCAATTGGAACGACACGTCATTTTAATGTTTTACGATTATCAAAAGACGGATACCCGACCTTAGTTGCTAAAACAATATGGCATGACGCATCTGATCCAGAAGGAGATATGGGAATAAAAGCACAGGACAATGCGTATAGAACCGAGGTGAAAATTTTAAAAATGTTACCATCGTGGTGGGGAATTCGGGTTGTTGATACTTTCAAGACAACACTAAACCGTGTTATTGTTACAAACGAAGTAATAAACGTGCCTTGGAATTCATACAAGAAGGGTATTCATGACGTAAAAATTGCAGAACGTTTATTGAAGCAGATAAAATGGCTTCATTCTCATGGGATAGCACACAACGATTTAGAACTGAAAAACATACTTCTTACGGAGTCTGTTACACCTGTAATCATTGATTTTGAAAAATCAAACACTGTAGCTACAGAGGAGCAGAAAAAGAATGATTATAGCATGTTGTTGGGAAATATGAAAGAACACCCTAATACAGAATCCATAGGTCTTATACTTCAGGGTATGCCTAAAGGCGGGGCCTTATCCCGAACACGACGTAAGAAGAAGACCGCTAAAGCCCGCGCATGGTTTAGAAAGACGTGTAAAACGGATCGGTCCTAGGCCTCTCTTTTTGAGTAGCATAACCAGAATGAAGTGTTGCTTCTGCTTTGTCCTACTCAAACAGGGCGAAGGCAATAACCCATCCCCGCTGTGCGAAGTAGACGACGAGACCTCAAAGTGCTGTCACGTGTGTAATGAAGCGAAAGTGCTGCCGATACGAGTCGCCGTGGGAAATTGTAAATCGCCTCATGAAGCACGGAAAATGGCGTTCGAGATAATGAAAACCAGGATGACGGCGGATATCAAGCCTTTCACTCGTGCCGACTTTGACGCTGCTCGTCAGGAGCGTGAGGACGCTATCGAGCAGCGGCGGGTCGATCTGATGGTTCGTCTGATTTACCATGAGACGATTGAGAAGATCAAGAATACTGGAGAGGAGTATCATGTCTACAAAAGCGACATCCATGACCAAGCTGTTCGCACTGGTGTTGTTGAGAACAAGCTTCGTTATCTGTTCCCTGACTTTGAAGTGAAGACTGAGTTCGTCCGTTATCCTACGGGACCAGGGCTACAGCATATTACCATCAGGTGGTAAGTGTTCATGTAAAACAACCCAGTCTTTTTTGTTCGCATACACCAACAAAACAGAATGGGCTGGCGTTACGTCTTGGTGAACCATACCCGCAAAGTGATTGAGGACGCCTCACTGTATGGCATTTGGCATCTGATGAGCCACCTCATTCGGGAGAAGGGGTGGGAGACGGCGGACGATGTAGAAATGATGTTTGAAGATGGACGATATGAAGAGATCGGGGAGCTTGTTGTGAACAAGGGATACAAGAGCCACTATCATGCTTGGAGCTTTGATGATATTGTGCCTCGTCGCCAAGGTCAATGAATTAGGCGAGCGTGTGTGACCTTATACGTCTTGCGGTAGTCTGGCAAAGAATAAGCCGACTGCCACGTAATATTTAAACATAGAACTCTAACTTATATTAAAATAATGACTTCATTTGAAACTTATGTATGGGAAACAGTTAAGCCTTTTACATGGCTATCACAGGAACGTATTCGTAATAATATACAGAGCATAAACGAAGTTGTTGAAAAGAATATTCCTGGTGATATTCTTGAGATTGGAGTCTATAAGGGTGGTAGTATTATGTCCATGTTAATGGCACTAAACAATAATGGTGAGAAGCGCCATGTGCACCTTTATGATACATTTGAAGGCATGACAGCGGCTACAGAGCATGATGTTGTAGCACATGACGGAATTCACTATGATGATGCTGTAAAGCAAATGCCAGAATATGCCTGCATTGCTTCATTAAACGTTGTGAAGAGGAATGTTTCTAAAATTCGTTATTCATCTGATTATATTCATTATCATATGGGAGATATTATGAAAACAACTGAATTCCCCAGGTCTATTGCTATGTTGCGACTGGATACAGATTTTTATGACTCTACGAAGTTTGAACTGGATAACTTTTATCCTCTTGTCAGTTCTGGTGGCATAGTTATCATTGATGATTATGGACACTGGAAGGGGTCAAGAAATGCGACAGATGAATTTTTGGCAGGAAAACCTAATATTATTTTACATAAGATTGATTATACAGGAGTATACTTTTATAAGCCATAATAGAGAATACAGGATTTGCGTATAGCATTCACCAATGTATAGGGAGAGTAACAGCAGTTATGGTCGGGGTCAATGAATTAGGCGGGCATGCGTGACCTTATACGTCTTGCGGTGATCCCGTTTCCTCTTGCCGTTGCGGCAGGTCTTTCCCCGATTACACGAGCTGGCATAGTATCCGTAGCGCTGATAGACCCCAGCAAATGAGGGTAGGATCTTCTCTGACCCAGTCGCCTCTGTCAATTTTTTCATGAGGGTATAGACACTCTTCATGACCGCCCGTTTGTTTCCGTAGTGGAAAGTGTGTCCCTGAAAAATCTTGCGGAGGGAGTCGTAGGGGTAGTGTTTCGCAAGCATAGCAAAGAAGTGGCGGTAAATACCCTCCTTCTCTGGCGTGTAATTGTAGGCTATGCAAAATAGAAAATCCATTCCTGGAGGTGCGTCCGGTTCCTTCTGTAAGAGTTCCTCGTAGTGAGCAGATACCTTTTCAAACGACGGATCGGGGGGCGGGCAAATCACACGAGGATCTTCCTTACACTGATCCCGCAACTTCTTGTTCACACGGTTGTGGAAGTCGTAGAGCCACCTGTCGGCGGGGGATTTCGGGGGCATGTCTTCGAGAAACTGTGCGGTGCTCTCTCGGCAGAACTTGCAGGGTAGGATATCTTTCAGATTTGGGAAAAAGTAGTTCGCTTTATCGCCTTCGTAATGGGCGATCAGATGTAACATCTGCCACCCACTCGGGCCCCAAGCACGAGTATCCATTACTCTACACTCTTATCTTTTCTCGTTTGAATGTAATATATCATGGCTTCGCAGAATCCGTCTACTGCCTACGGTGCCGCCCCAGAGAAGCCTAAGTCGTTCTTCTCCTCGTTCCCCTCGTTCAGCCTGCCGAAGCTCCCCGATTTCTTCGGAACGGGATCCACCCCCGCCTCGGCTCCAGCTCCGGCTCCAGCCTCTGCCTCTGCCCCTGTCGTCCCGGGCCCCGCCTCCCAGTCTGCTGCCGGTCGTCGTAGCCGTCGTGGATCTAAGAAAGCCGGTCGTCGTCATACCCGTCGTGGCTCTAAGAAGGGAGGTATAGGTATCCCCCGGCGTTTCATGCCAACATACGCAATCCCCACTTCCACGTCACCGCAGCCTGCAGGGGAGACAAAGACTGCGTTTGGTCCCGTCCAGGTTCGTAAGGGAGGCCGTCGCACCCGTCGGGGTGGGCTTACCCCAATGGAAGATATTAAGTTGACGGACGCAGACATCCGGTATGTAACTACAGGGCCCAAGTACGATTTCCCTCCCACCCAGGTCCGTAAGGGCAAGGGTCGTCGCACCCATCGCGTTAAAAAGCATTCTCGCCGTTAAATAAACAAAAATGTCCAACCTTATCTCCGGAATTGTCAAGAAGACCATGCGTATGTTAAAGCTTGGTGGACGTCGCCGTCGTCACGCCAAGAAGGGTGGTGAGGATGATAAGGTATCGTTCCCCCCCATGCAGTCTCGCAAGGCTGGTCGTCGTCGTCGTCACCGCAAGGGAGGCGAGGAACCCAAAATGTCCTTTGCCCCCATGCAGACCCGCAAGGGCGGTCGTCACCGTGGCCGCAAGCACTAAACTCAATCCACATCATTGCGCAGCTGGAATGTTGTCCACCCGCCATACGCATACTTCCCATACTTGGTTTCAATCTCCTTGAGCATGCCTTGGATACTCCAATCTCGAGTTCCACGATTTGTCTCCCACCACTGCTTGAACTTGTCCGAGAGTGTCGGTCGCCGCACCGGAACCACTTCCTCGCCCTCCACCGTCTCACGAGTATACTCGTTGATGAAGCGCATGATCGCATTGCTCTCCTCACGATACTCATTGGTATACTCCAGAATCTCATCCGGAGGATTCAGGTCCTCACTAGCATGCTGCTTGTAGGTATGAATGAGGTAGGCCAGGAAACACTTCCCCCATTCCTCCGACTTCACCTTGCGCTCAATCGTCATATCCATCTTGTACTGGTTCGGACCCGCAGGTGCCTGAACGAACTTTGAGATGAAGTTGATGACGACGAATCGCCGCCACGTGCCGCCATCATTGGTATTGATCTTCGGCTTGTCGTTACACGCCAGATGTAGCTTGGCTTGGAGCTCAAACTCTACCATCGCCTTGGATCCAGCATACAGATCACGAGCAATGATCTTCTCGCCCGACGTCAGCTCCTTCATCAACCCCGTATTCAGCGGAACCGCCTCGTCGGGCTCCTGCATCGTCACGAACCGCCGACCCTTCAGACGAATGACTTCGGGCGCAGCCGCCGCCGACTTTCCACGGCTTTGTGTGAGCAGCGAGATCGGGACCTTACACGCATAATCCCCCAACGCCGACTCCATCAGACAGATGAGCATGGACTTGCCGTTCGACCCGACGCCCGTCCACGTATGAAACTTCTGATTGCCCTGTCCGTTCAGGCACCGTGCGAGGTGTTTGATCTGGTAATCCCTCACCCGCTTGATCGGGAAGATCTTGTGGAGGAAATCATTGATCTCCGTCCACTCACGATAATCCTTGTAGGACTTATCCTTGTCGTAATCCAGGGATGTGGAGAACGAGACGTAATCTTCTGGCTTTCCGTCTCGGAACTCGCACGTATTCATGTCGAACACACCGTTCGAGCATGCGAGGAGATGCCGGTTCTCGTCAATCTTCTTGGTGAACTGCTCGTCGAGAAACAACTCAGAACATTCACGCATAACGTTCGCCTTGAACGGAGTCTTCTTCAGCTGAACTGCGATCTTATTGAGATCCTGACCCATGATGAATGCCAAGCAGTATGGGCACCCGCACGCCTTGGGTTCCTTGGCATTACAATCTTCCAGCGATCCGTCCGTCAATTTACTGTTCCAATACTTTGAGCGATTGATGTACAACTTGAAGATTGTGATGGATAATTCCTGCTGGAGCTGAACACCCTTGTCCAACTCAATCCAGCCGTGACCAACGTAGCGATACCATACATTCTTCCCGAAATTCACACACTTGTAATTGTCGTGGAAGCGGGAGTAGACCACGGACGCCACGTCATACTCTGCACCGCTTCGGGAGATATCGACCTTGCGGAGAATGTTCTTCTCCTCGATCTTGGTATACTCCTCGGGGTCGTCGAGGCGAGACCAGTAGAGCAGCGTGCCCATTCCGCTCCGCTGCCCGTGGTTGCGGAAGGAGAATGAGTTCCACTTTGACATACATTCACGGACATTGAACTGCGGAGATCGGCGACTGAACTCCTCGAATTCGTCATACAGTTCTGGATGAATGTTCTTGAGCGTGAGACCCACCTCGATCCACTCCATATACTCGGTGGCACGATGGTCAGAGAGATTGCCAATATGGTCACGGATATTCTGGAGTTCCTCGGGGGACAGCGGGCGGATCGCAATATTGTTCGGTGACGACTCACGGGAACCCTGAATACGGCGCTCAGCGGGTCGGCCACGAGACGGAGCAATTGCTCGGCCGCCCGAGATGCGCACGTTCTCCACGTTGGTCTCGGGGAGGTTGCCATACTGCTTCTTGGCATCCTCGGTCATTGGGGTCTCCTTCGCAGGATCCCGCTCACGAATATCGAACTTGGCTAGCAAGTCAACCGTGAACGGAACAGGCGACTCATCGACCCGCACATTGTCGCCGTCTATGAAGACACGGTAGGTGATCAGGTAGGGAAGACCCTGAGGCTTGGCAGCACCGTACATCGTCCAACCAATTGACCGCTGGGCCACGCCCTTGTCATACACCTTGGACCACTCCTTTTCCTTGAGCGGCAGGTCGTCGAACATGGACATCTTGGTCAGCATGATATCACGCACCGCCATCTCAATATACTTGTTCGTGCGCATAGACGGAACCATGAGGTGAACACCACCCGCCATTCCGTCACGCTTCTTGACAGGTTCACGCTTCTCCATGATGAAGACCTCAGTCTCTCCCGGGGATACTAGGAACGTCTTGAGTGTCTTCACGTATTCTAGCGCAAACTTCACAACCTGGTCCTGGGTATGCAGATGTCCAGTCGTTCCCTGCTCATACTGGAAATCAAGATCGACTTTACACGGGCCTAGAGCGGGATACGGCGCCTCAATCAGCCAAATCTTGTTACGATGGATTTCAACATATTTGTAGTAGTGCTCGTAGAATTCAGCAAGATCATCGTCGCCTATGAAATACTTGCCAGCCGCTGAACCGGCGGTTGTGTGTGTATGTAGTTCGCCAGCAGTCGTGATCTTCTTCCGATCGAGGAAATTGATGAGTCCACCCGCTGCCGACATTTTCAGTGGATGTGTGTTCCTCCAAGAGAATGTTACGGCGACGGGTCGGTTTTGAACGCACCGATCTGTTCTTCTGAAGATAAAACGAATAGAATTACGGGTTAGTGTATAATAAGGCACAAGGATGAAATTCTGCCCAGACTGTGAAAATTTCCTGTATGCCCTCGAAGAGAATGCGGAGGGGGTAGGCTTCAAGTGTCGGAAGTGCCCGTATGTTGAGACAATCACACATGCGAATCCCATGGTATACGAGCACAACCTCAAGGAGGACAAGGCTACCCAGCTTGTGATGAATCCCTATCTGAAGGATGATCCTACCCTCCCCCGTCTGAATACGGTGAAGTGCCCTGCAAAGGATTGCCCATCATCCGAGGTTGTGGCTGTCAAGTTGAGCCGGGTGGATCTGATTTGGATGTATCAGTGCACAACGTGTGGAAGTTCTTGGAAACAGTCCTCTCGCCGTTAATAGCAGGAAATTACGGATAGTAAGTATAATACAGGTATAAAGATGATCCGTAAACTCTTCTTTTTCGCTTTGGCTGCTTCGGCTGGATGGGCACAGACCCCATTTCCGTCTTCCGCTGGGGGTAGTTTGACCGCTACTCGTTCCCGTATTCCTGCTGGTGCCGGCTCTATTTCGGCTACCGGCACCCGTTCCCGTCTCCTCCCCGCTGGTACTGTTTCTGCCACGGTGACTGCTACTCGTTCCCGTGCCGGCGCCTCATTTACCCCTACGGGGACTGCTACTCGTTCCCGTGCTGGGGCTACTGTTTCCCCTACGGTGACCGCTACTCGTTCCCGTGCTGGGGCCACTGGTTCCCCCACGATGACTGCTACTCGTTCCCGTGCCCCTATTTCCGGAACTGGCACTACCACCGCTACTCGGTCTCGCCCAGGTGCAACTCCTTCCCCGACTGATACGGCCACCCGTTCCCCCTCGGCCACCAATACGGGAACTCCCGCCGAATCTCGGTCCGCCACGGCTGGTTCGTCTGCGTCCAATACCCTCACCAACACCATGACTGCGTCTCGCTCATCAACTGGATCCAATACCCCAAGTTTCACCGGAAGTCTTACTGCTACACCCAGCCTTACTCAGAGCTACAGTGGATCTACAACTTACGGCTTAATTCCTTCGGTCTCGACCTCCCTGTCGCAAACAGGAACTCAATCGGTGACAAACACTCCTTCCAACAACCCTCAACTTGTCTCTGCCAACGCCGCCGCCGCCGCTTCCAACAATATCGGAATGATCGTGGGGTCCGCAACTGGGGGTGCTCTCTTGGGTGTCATAGGAACTCTTCTTGTTGCTTACCATATTGCGAACCGCCCACGCCGTATCGCCTCACCACCCCTATTCCCGGTTGCCCATACGTCCGTCGATATCCCTCCTCCCTACTTCCAAGACGAGCACCAGGCTCCTCAAACTATGATTGCTCGGCCACGAAGCTTTTCCATTCCTCCGATCAGCAACCAAAAAATACCTAAATTCAACTCTTCTCGCACAACCTTCAACCCCCTTCCTGTCAACAACCCATTCATGAAATCGTCATCTCTACAACCGCCCCCGCCCCCGCCCACGGACGAGTAGAACTATTTGACGAACGTGCGGGTTCAGCTTACCGTCGCTACGATTGATCTTACGACGATCGTAGACCTCGATCTCCCGACTCTCAATATCAAACATCTTACGAAGCAGGGCAAACAGACCGTTGTTGAACGTCAGGTCCAGCGGAACACCATTCGGCAGACGCTGACGCAGGCGTGGAGACTCCGTGTCCACATCCGTGCGGTAATACTCGAACAGTGGGATCCGGCGGTCGTTCTCGGGATACCCGATCGCATCACGAAGACCCTCGATGATATCATACATGTTCATATGCTGTATGGCATACAGCTGGGCCTGCGAAAGAGTGGTGTGGTTCTGGACGATAGATGCGACGGAGCCGTTCATTTCGTTATATGCCATCAAAAACGGGATGGGAGCTCCCGATCCGTTTTTCCTGGTTTCATAATAACAATGGTAGGAACCCGTGCTCAGAAATTTTGCCGGTGTATTAAATCCGTTCGAAAGACTATTAAAGCCCGCAAGGGATCATCGAAGGAAAGTGGGGCTATTGCAGTATGCACTACACGCCTGCTCTGGCCGCACGGTAAGACACTGCGTAAAGTTCGGTGTATGAAGGGGCCCAAACTTGACGTTCAGAAGAGGCGAAAGTAAGAAGAAATTAGCAACGACGGTTGCGATCATGGTTATACAAATACCTTTCCAATATCCGTGAAAATGCCCCCTGCGATACCCTACCTCTTCTGCTTGATCTGCCTCGTCTTCTAGGATTTTTTCTAGTTTGTCGATCAACGTCATACTTACTTACTTATAGTTGTGGTCGGGTTGTGTAAAACGAATAAAGAAAGAACATTGTGTGAAGAATAACAATACCAATGACCGAATTCATCCATCGTTCGGATGTGGTCAAGGCCCAGGAAACTCCACGGATTACTCTGCCTTACTTCAGTAAGTATGAGTATACTGCCCTCCTGTCTATGCGCACCCAGCAGCTGTATGACGGTGCCCCCCCGATCGTCCCCGTCCAGGAATTCAACCGTGACGATCCCCGCTTCTTCTGGAAGATTGCCGAACGGGAGATCCTAGAACGCAAGCTTCCCTTTATTATGCGCCGCCATCTCCCCGATGGTTCTTCGGAATACTGGAGTGTCTCGGAACTTGAACTCGCATGGTAATAAGGAAGGGGGATGGAAGAGTCGCTCAAGAAATTAGAAGACACCTCTGAATCCTCCAGCGATATTGCCAATAGCTGGAATAGCGCTCATGAAACTCTCCTGGCATCCATCGGAGACAAGGCAAATTGTATGCGATGGATGCATACCCAATCTCAAGTGTATTACGACCGATGGAATTTTTGGCTTTCCGTTCCCAGTGTAACCCTAACTGCCCTAGCAGGGGCAACGACGATCGGACTTACACAACTTAACCCTGTAGCCCAAACATACGTGACAATTGCTGTGGGAATTACCACCATCGCCACTGGGGTCTTGACCTCTATCAACCAACTTCTGAAAGCTCCGCAGTCTGGAGAAGGTCATCGCATTGCCTCCATCGCCTACGGGAAACTCTACCGTGTTATTTCTAACGAACTCGCACTGCGCCGAGACCAACGCACAAACGCCCAAGAGTTTTTGAAGATAATTCGTCTAGAACAAGATCGTCTAGAAGAATCGTGTCCTGTGATTCACGGAAACATTATACGCCGCTTCAACAAAAAAGTTGAAACTAATGCAACCCTAGAAAAACCTGAAATTGTTGGAGAATTGGACCACATACGAGTGAATATGTCGACCAAGCCTGCGCCAGGAATGGTTCGGCAGGTGTCGGAACCCCCCGCCTCTCCCGTTCTAACCTATTATAAAAAGAACCTTCCTCATAATCCTCTGAAGAATCCTATTTCTCCAGCGTTTCAGCTACCACCTGCGCCGTCCTCACTTGCCGTTGTTCCCGATTAAGGATAGCTGCTGCGGGGTCGGGGGAAATAGGAGAAGCTGGACTGGCGAACGGCCAGGATCCATCCACCGAGCCGGATCAAATATTAGAGTTTCATTCGCCATCTTAAGATCAATCTGCTTCGCCGCATCAAACCGAGGATCCTTCTTCTGCTGAGCTTCATACTCCGCCAGAATTCCGTCGTGCGAGAAGCTGTAAGACGAATTGCTCTCGAACGATACACGCAGGGCTAGAACGACGGCTAGAACAGCGGAGAGGTAATTCTTTGTGAATAGAAGTGCGCAGATGAAGAACAGCCATATAATGCGGGTAAACGTGGGCTGTGTCAACACTGCGTCAAGCATAGTCTTGGGGATTCCAATCAGTGCAGTGAACGCATACAGTGCAATGAGTGCGACAGCGACTTGGATGTCTCGCGGTGTGGCCAGCATCTATCTTTGTTAAAACGGAACAAGAAATATGGGAGCGGAAGACAATACAAGTCAAGATGCCAATTGATATTCGGTGTTACACGTGCGGAGGAATTCTCGCCGACAAGTGGCTCAAGTATGTAGAACTTGTCGAGGAGGGAAAGAAGAAGGACGGGCGCAGCGATACGACGATTCCGTATCTTACCAAGACGACTCTCAAGACTGCCGAGGGTCGGGCAATGGACGAACTCGGACTCACACGTGAATGCTGCCGTCGTCATGTGCTGACACACGTAGAACTTTTGTAAGGAGTATATAATTACATGTCCGTGTCATCGCCCAGTCCTTGGCCCCATAACAACAGTGCTGCTGCCGACAGGCCAACCTTCCAGGCTCGCCGGCCTTTTTCGTCGTCGGAACTTCTCGCCCTCCAGCGCAAGAAGATCGAGCAGACTCTCAATGCTCCCCCGATCAATACCGTCAATCTTCAGACCAGCTCGGAATACACAGCTCGTGTCCGCAAGCTGGCGTCCCGTGATTCCGATCCTCTGTTCAAGCTTGGACGCCCACTCGTAACACCAGAGACCAATCCCGTCATGAAGGGCGGTGGCACCATCCCGAACCGCACCTCGGCCAACGTGACGGCTCGTGTCGCTGGAAACGCTTATGCTGCCGACTTTTTCAATTACACCCCTGTTCCCGAGTTACAGTCCGCCGGATGCTCTGACCTCCTCACGGACAACATTACCTTCCCTAAGGTGATCCAGTGTGCTCCTCCTGTACTTCGTCCGGCTTACCATGTTGTACAGCCATACAACCAGGTCAACCGATTTGGACAGCGTCAGAATGATAATAATGTCGTGGTAGCAGCCAAGACTGCTGCCGCCGACGGCAGGTGCGGAGTCACGACGATCTATTAGCGAGCAAACTCCAAGCTAGAATATTCATCAAAATTGTTATCCAGTAACTCGAGTTCCAGGGTGAAGGAATGCTCCCCACCGTTGAAGTCGATTGTGCGACCGTCATGCCGGCGCCACTTGATTGTCAGCCGATCTAGCCGTGCGATAGGCGGGTTGTATATACGCTGATTGAGAGGCGAAGGGCCCGATGTGTCCGCAAAAAACAGATAATCTCCAGCATTCTGCGTGAGGGGGATCTTGGCAAATGCTCCGTCAATACGTCCGGCAATACGTCCATCCAATCCCGTTTCGTCTAACTTGTTGAGCCCAGCGAGTTCGAGGAGAATGTATGTATCAGGATTCGGATTCAACATGAAACTACTCGTAATACGTCCGCTGATCGATGTATATGTTTGCGGATAGAACCCCAGATAGTATCCCAGCCCCCATCCCGTGGATGCAGGGACATTGTTTCCCGCTCCGCAATTCACGCTAGACGCCCCTGATAAATTGAGGACGATCGTGTCCCCGGTATTCGTGCTCGCAATCGTAGACAACAGCGTGTTCGACGACCACGTCGCCGACAATCCTGCCGAAACCGTTTGAAGAGCTCCGGTGAGCATTGTCGGGAGATTTGTCGTTGTGTAATTGCCATCAGAGATTGTTACCGTGGATGTAGATGGAGATCCTCCGTTCGGAGTATACGTGACGCTCATCGTTGTATTTCCCTGGCAGCTCGCAAATGTATTGTAAGACAGAGGGATTTCATACGATCGTAGGGTAATAGAGTAAACATTGTTGTAGACAGCAGGAAGAACGACGTTATAACTCCCTGGGGATCCGTACCCAGTAATTTGCCGATCACGAGAATCGATAAGAACAGTCTTCTTCACTTTGCGCCAGACCTTTTTGGCGGTTGATGTATTGTGGAACTGCATTATTATTTACAAGGCATATATAAATGTCGGGGGAAATACTCCACGTTATGCTTATTCTCCGTAATCAGGTGAAGCTGTATCACTGGCAGACGATGTCGTTTAGCCGTCATAAGGCGACCGATGACCTTGTGACAAGTCTGGATACCAATATTGATAAGTTCACTGAGTCCTATATGGGTCGCTACGGTCGCCCCAAGATGACGGCGGCCACTGGCAAAATTCAGATCTATGATACCAACGACAAGCGGGCTCCCCAACTCATGAAGGAGGCCGTACAGTGGCTGACCAAGAGCTTACCGAAACTGCTGTCCAAAGACGATACAGATCTCCTCAATATCCGTGATGAAATCCTAGGAGATATTCAGCAGGCCCGTTACTTGTTTACACTTGATTAAGGGATAGTATAGTAAGAATGTTGTGGGTCTATGCCGGACTTGATCTGGTAGAATGCGATCGTATCGCAAGAGCTGCACTCCCAGCCGGGTACATTGATGTCTCGAAAACCAGAGCAACTGATTTGTCGGAGACCATGATGACAATTTACTCCCATCATCCTGGTTCAGCCATGTATCTTGGATTCGTGGATCCAATCTTGATGCTGTCTCCTCCCCACGAAGCAGCGTGCCGCCGAGTATTCCGGGGATGCACAGTCGGACTCGTAACGAGCAATCCTCTACTTCTCCCCTATTCATGGAAAAACGGAACCTCTAAGCTGGTAGTGGTGGGTAGCAAGAACGATAAACATGCTAGTGACTCCGAGATTGTCAACGACGGTGGTGCTCCACTCGTACAAGATGAAGCTGGACACGGACGAGATGCTCCGGAACACTCCGCTTGAGGGCGGAATTATCAAGATTGAAAAGAGGGGAATCATGCGTCGTGGCGAGTCGAAGCGGGATCGTATTAAGCGTCGGAATCCAAAGGTTGTGACTACATCTGGATTCGGACACAATTCTGTGACCATCGTGGTTCTGAACAGCGGCGATGGGGCTCTGCCTGAAAAGGAGATCACAATCAAGATATTTCATAACGGGGTGTTTCATATGACGGGGGTTCTGGATCCGCTATACGAACTATCCAGTCTTCGGATTCTCCAGGAGAAGTTGACCCCTGCTTGTTTCAAGGAAGGCGGGTGGGAACACATTGAACGCCGAGTTCTCCTCATGAACTATTCCACCTCCTTCACCAACTCTCTCAATATTTCCAGGGTAGCGCTACAGCGATACTTTCAGGAAAAGGGAATCCAGGCAGAATTTGAGCCGGATGTATCTCCCTGCGTCAAGGTCGTCTTTCCCCAACGATGGACGGCGTGTATCTTCCGCACCGGCAAGATCAATTTGACAGCTCTGAAATCTCACGAAGACTGTCAAGACTTCGTGAAACTCCTTCTTCCTCATTTCGAGGCGTATGCAAAGACGATTACACCGTCACCGTAGTGCTGAACTGCATCTCATAATAGACTTTGACAACAAGGTAGGCTACAAGAGCCAGAGCGAGAATAAAGAGAATAATGAAATAGTCAGAGCGGATCATCATTTTTTGGGCAAACATGAAGTAACTACCGGCGATGACGACGAACACGAAGAGTGCGGAAAGAAGACCCCCGATATTTGCGTACACGTCGGTGCTTAGTCCGAGAGCCATGACCCTTCTTCTTGTGTTTTAGCGCCTTCTTTTTCGTGCGCCGCCGACCTCCAGCTGGAGGAAGGACTTTCGGTGCAGCAGTTCCCAGATCGTCAAATTGAGCATCTGCGGCTACCTGGTGCTGTACTTCCAGCATCTTGCCAAACGTCGCTTTCGGATCCACTCCTCCCGCACTCGGCATATTCGGGACGTTCTTGATTTCGACATCTCCACCCTTCATCCGCATCATCCGCATTACACGACGGAGATTGGCAGCCCGACGACGGCGACTGCGTCCACCGATCTTTGCACCCAGAACACCTATGGCTTCGGCCTGTGTTTCCGTCTTATCATTCACCGCTGCTGCTGCGGCCTGAATCGCCGAACCTGGAACAACTTGGGCAATCGCACCGGGGTGGTCAGGGGTATCAACCTTCGGAACAATTGTTCCGTCACTTAGAACTTCCTGCGTCGGCATATGCGTATTATTTACATGGAAGAATAGAAAAGGAATAATGAACGATAAAGACTACCCGGCCACGGAGATCCAGAGTCTCGTTCGGGATATGGACGATAGCAAGAAGAAGCACAAGGCGCTCAAAACTACCGATAAGGCCAAGTATCTGGAAAAATTGACGGAGGAGAACCAGACTCTCCACTTCAACTACCCTTCTATTTTTGAACTGCATGTAGATGATAAGCTGGATGCGACGTTTTTCTACATGCTCAACCAGAAACGCCGGATTGAGCGTGGAGAAATCACCGAGGAGCAGGCTACCAAGGAAGTGGGAAAAAAACTGGCAGATCGATGGATTGCTCCTGTTCTCAGCAATACAGCCGTACAGAAGGAGGAGTCGTATGAAGAGTATTACAAGCGCATTTCTAAGAGTAAATAACTTTGCGAAGACCGTAGTCGTCCATACATTTCTGTAGGAAATTGTGGCAGTTCTCGCATGGCTTGGAAGACCTAAGCGTTCCATCCACTCCGTGCCTGACGACAATGAGCGTGGCACCCCTAAGTAATGACATATCGCCCAGACTCTTGATAACATTCACCTCTGCGTGAATCGTCTTTTCCGAGTATCCCCACCCCCTTGAACGGGACCCGACCTTGTTGAACGCCGAAGCGAGAACCTTATTTCCCTTGAGAATGATAGCATGGTGCAGTGATGTGTTGAGAGGATTCGTAGCAGGGATGTGCTGAGAGTAAATATGCTTCTCCATTTCGTCTGTTCTTAACTACGAACCATTAAACCATATCCGTTTTACTCCGCCCTGATTGCCGTCCGGAGTTCCATCAACATCACGCCCAGTTTGTTCTCGCCCTTCCACTTCTTGGGATCTTTGGCCATGGACGTATTCGCCGACGTTCCGATTCCCCAATACTTGTCACGGGAATCCGCATTCGCCAGAACTTTATCCTCCGTATCCAGCAGCTTCTTCCGCAGCTCTAGATTCTGGGTGAACTTGGCACGCAGTACCGTCTTCATCACTTCATCCTGCTTCTCTTTCCACGTGTCCTCCTTGAAATCCTTGACTTTATTGCCGAACGATTTAGCTGACTGAGCAGATTTGGCTTTCAGGATCTTCTCGAACATCTCTTCGTCTCCGAACGTCTTGGCCTTCACCGCCTCGAACGCATGTTCTGCCGACTTGTATTTCACAGCATCAAGCTCAAACTCCGTCTCGTAGAAGTTCGAGAACTCCTTATTCTCCGGCTCCTTCGAGAAGAAGAACAGGATCTCTGGCAGCGCAGCGGCGGGCTCTTTCGCCTTCACGATCCGTTTGCGGCGCACGGGCTCCTTCTTCTCAGGCTCCGACCCCTCCACCTCCGGCTCCGGCTCCTCCTCCTTCTCACGAGGCACAAGCTGTCCCGTCTCATCCTCGAGCTGTGGCATCTCCATCTCCGCTTCCGGCTCCGGCTCCTTCGCCTTCTCCACCCGCTTGAATGCGAACGTGCGATACAGGAAACTGAACTCCTGCTCCGCCTTGTCCAGGACCACCTGATTCTGTGTTGAGTATATATCCTTGAACGATTTCGAATCAATCAGTTCCAGCCCTGCCTCGCCCATGATCCGCTTCACTGCATCGAACGGCACCAAGTATTCCGGAGAAGGTTTGACCGTGGACTCCAGCAGCACATCAATCTGCTGTCCGAACTCGTCCTTCCACGCCCCTGCATCCTCATACTTCTTCGTAATCTCCGCCAGCGTCTTGCCGTTCGATCGGAACGTGTGCCTTTCCTTGCCCATGAGCAGCGAGTATACCGCCTGCCCGTCCAGAACCGTCCCGAAGAAGATAGTCTTACAATGCTTCAGATTTCCCACGAACGTCTTGAACATCTCCTCCGACGCACACGCATAATGCATCGCAAACTGGCATGCGACTAGATCCCATTCCGGAATGCCCTTGAACTCCGCAAGATAAGGGGTGGTCGCCGGCTCGTCCCCAAACACGATCTTGAGATACCTAGACTCCTGCTCCTCGAACGCCTTCGTCATATCCGCCTGTGCGAACAAGACCTTCGGCAGGAACTCGTTCGACCGCTTCTTCTCGTTGAGGTAACGCACACACGCTCCCTGTCTCGGCATGTTGATGTTGGATGCTGAGATATCCAGTCCCAGAACCTTCGATGGCTTGGTGCGCCGCCACTTGTGCAGATCTCCGCCCCGCCCCACCGCCAACTCCAGCAACGTATTTCCCGGAACCACGTAGGATGAATACTGCCCCTCCTTCACCCGGTTGTGAAAGGCCCGCACCTGGTTCCGCTCCCGAGAAGTCTCGTCGTCACGATAATACATATCGTCCTCAAACGTATCATCCGGCGGATTTGTCGAGATCATCTTCAGCATCTCTTCCGTGATCGGCACATGAATGGATGTCCAGATTGAGTCTGCCACATTGATATCGTTACCGAACTCAGCACGGCGTAGGACCCGGTAGAGATACGTCTTGTCGTAACGTGTCCGCATCACCGTCCACGTGCGGGTATCGACCGTATACGAGCACTCAATAATCGTATTGTCTTCCACCTTGTTGCCTCCAATATCCATCGGAATGCCCTTGTCGTTCAGCGGACAGTGGAGAACATAGGCGTCGGGAAAGCGAGGCGCAGACGGCTGGAACGGTGAAGGAACCCGTGTTCCCGAATCCGCTAGCTGAATGAACTCCGGCGGAAGTTTCGGAGGCACATACTCCCCCGTCATCGTTTCGCACGGATACAGAATATCCAGCCCCGGAGTCCTGCCAACATACAGTGTTCCCTTCTTCACCATCTCCTTCCGCACCACATCGTAGATCGGCGTATCCTCGAACTTCACCAGGAAATCAATGGAGTTCTGGTGCGGAGGCTTCCACTTGTACACCCGAGTCCAAGTCTTGCCCCTCGTGTCCAGATTTGGGGCGACCGGAGAAGACCGTGGAGTGAAGATCAGACCGTCCGTCTCATACTCAAACTCCGTATCCAGAATTGTCTTGATCGCATCTTCCATCGCCGCACCCTCCCCTGCCAAGAACAGCTTCGTCTCGATCCGCAGCGTCGTCTCTGATGCGGATGAGAACTCGGTCGCAGTATCCTTGACAAACTGCCGGGCACATCCCAGCCGTGACAGTAGTGGATTCTTCTTGATATCGTCGTCCGTCGTGAAGAGTGGCAGCGACTTGGTGTCCCGACCCTTGTAGTGATACACATCGAAGATACAGAACAGGTTCTTCTGCGGAATATACTCCCCATCCAGGAAATCCCCGTTGTGCGCATCCGATCCCGCTGTCAGACCCGTGAACACGACCTGACCGTTCGGATTGGCTCGGACCACCTTGCGGTCACGGGTCACAAACAGACCACATCGCTGACCGTCCGCCTTGTTGGTCACCGTGTAGCCAGATAAGATGTTGTAGGGCCGGTCCTTGACAATGTGCCGGCGTTCCAGTGTGACAGGATTGTAGAACAGACTACCCGACGTCTTGAACTCCTGGGAATACTTCTGCAGATCCGAGAGCGGAAGGATGTGCGTGGTCTCCTGGTACGCTCCCAGGATCGTCTCCAGAACACGGTAGAGCACACGCATAATCTCCTTGGCTGGACGAGGGTCCTTCCGAGGAGTGTATTCCACCTCCAGCTCATACTGCGGCGAGTTCTTCAAGACATCCCGAATACCCTCCTTGGCCGAGCCTTTCGTCTTGACCATCGAGAAGTCAATACGGAACTCGCTGCCAGGAACCTTGAATGATTGGCGGTGGAGGACACGGACATGCGCAGCAGGATCGTCGGGATCCCCTGCGAAATCCTTCTTGAGATGCTTCTCCGTCTTCAGCGAGAATCGGCAGAGGAAATCGTTGACATCCAGGACGTCACGAGTGGCTGCTGTCTTTGTCTCCGCCCGATCCACGGAATCGAAGTAGCGAGTCTTCCTCTCCACATCCAGCGGGATACTCTTGAACGATTTTGTGATACAAACCTTGTGGATATTGGATGCGCCCAGGACGTGGACACGAATGTCCTGGGGGTAGATACATGTAAGACGCTGTTCTTCGGTTGATTCAGGTGCGATGGTTTTGATAGCCGCAAGAATGCGCTCGGCGACATCACGAGTTTGGATTCGGCCAGCGAGAACCTTGGCCTCGAATTCCGCCCGTGGATCTGTGTTGGATATATTGATGAACTCGGCAATATCTGCCGACTGGCGGGTTTTCTCTAGGGCCCGCTCCATTATTAGTTTCTTAGATCAAAAACGACCAGGTTTACCCGTTTTTGCGAGTTTCTCGTACTTACTCCTATCTACGTCTCCCGCCTCTAAGTGTGCCCGCTGGTCAAAACAAAAAGCAATATACCGCTCCATTTCCTGGAGACACTCCTCGGGAAGGTTCTTGGACGATACGTATACGCCAGTATCCGAACGAGTGTATTCGTTCGTATACTTACGGATGATCTTGAATATCTGTTCGTGCTCGTTCTGCTCCAACCTCTCAAGAAGAGGCAGGAGCTTCTCCGCCAAGGCCGACATTTAGTTGTAGTGTGGTTGGTCCCTGTAAACTTGAACCAGCAGGGGCCAGCTTCCGCTTGCGGCGAACAGGTTCCTTTGCCGGCTGCGTGGCCGACTCCTGAACGGTCACCGTCTTGGTTCCTTCCGTCGACGGAGCCGCTGATACAACCTCTTCCACAACAGGGATGACCGCCTCGGGCTTCGCTTCTGCGGCGGCAGGGATGCGCTTAATCAGCTTCCCCAGGACGAACATCTGCTCATCATTCTGCTTGAACTCGGCGCCCAGTACCTCGAACTCAATCTCGTCGTTCTCCTGGATGGCTTCGAACTCGGGGTTCCCAATGTGTAGATCACGGGGAAGGAGCACACGTAGCGGTAGCTGTTCTGCGTGCACTCCAATCTTCGACCGAAATACGACTGGGACTCGCAGGAGCTGACCCTTGCGTGGGTAGCAGATATCCGCCTGGAACCGAACCTCGTAGGTCGCACCCGACCGCAAGATATTCATCATCCCCAGCGAATAGTCCAGGATCACGCTCGTCTTGGGCTGGACATACCCCTCGATCCCACACCGACCTTCAATCTGTCCCTTTAGCTGCGACAGAAGGGAAGACTGGATGTTCCGCTGCAGATGCTTTGACGGGATGTTCAGGGTCCGAGTTAACTCCCTCCGTTCGAACATATTCATCTTTGCTACAGACATGTTGTATTAAGCATCGGATCTGTTTTACACGATTTTACTTCTTAGAGTCGCAGCATACGTCGGTCCAGAAATAACCGACCATATTTCCGGAAGAACCCATACGAATTTATCGCTTCCAGATCGCACAACCATGCTGATAAACATACACTGCCGTTTCTTCTCCTTGGCGTCCGGGTGAAACACCATTCCCGCATCTTTTACCATCGTTTCCAGATCTGGTTTGGCATCAAAGGATCCACACGCTTTCGGTTTCACTGTCTTCGTCCGCTTGACTCGCTGGATATGTCCATCCACAACTTCGAACGCCGCTATCTTGAACACCTGGTCTTCGCACGTGCACAGAATCCTGCCATCCTTGATTTGGCTGGAAATACGGTCCATGTGCGTCGTCGCCCACAACGAATACGCATCCCGATCTGTTCCTGTAAGATCTACCGCCTTTCCTTCCGCATCCACCACCTTTTCGTGTCCCATCACAAACCCTATTCCTGGTAATTCCAGTCCCTCCGCATAAGCTGGTGTCGGAGTTGGCTTGGATACGATGAGCGCCTGTTTATCTTCTGGCTTCATCACTTGGTCCACTAGAAACCATTCCACCACTTCAGGTCGGAACGGTGTGAATAACGACGACTCTTTGAACGAAGCACGCAGTTCAGCGATGCTCTTGATCACAGGCGCCACCGCCGGTTCAGGTTGTGGAGCATCTTCTGGAACGTCTACCGGTATCGGAACATCCCCAGGATCCGCCACCGACCGCTCAAACATTGTCGCATTACTCGCACCCTGCGGCAGGAACGAGTAGACTCCATCCCTGTTTTCCAGCGTCCCGATCCGTCCCGACCGATCTTTCAGTTTCAGATGTTCCTGAACCGCACTTTCCAGAATATACGTGACCACCGAAGGAGCATACGTCAGTTTCTGGAGAAGATCGTCACGCTTCCACAGTGGTTTCTCTTTGAATAACCGGATAATCTCGTCAAACACCTCGTCACGGATATCAAGATACGAACTGAGTGGGCGAGTATACGACTCGTCGGTGGCTGGAGCTGCTCCGATCGCACACACGAGGGATACAACTCCGTCTTCAAAGGTGGGAGCCGACAGAGCCGATAAGGGCATTTCTACCATCTCCCGATCCTGTGCCCTCCTTTGCGGGATAATCAGTGATCGCCATGCGTCGGGGAGTTGATTGGTAGAGATCTGGGTCGTGCAGTCCACCGACGACTCGGCTAGAATATGCTTGACTTTCGCAATCGCCTTCGCCTTGTTTTCCACAAACACTCGGTAGATATACTCATCATACGTCTCCTGCGTTGAATCAGAATACCTCAGAGTATGGAGATAGACTGTACAGTTCTGCTCCTCGAACGGAAGCGACGAATGCGAGCACGTGCGCAGTCCACGCCCAATAATCTGTTCCATCCGACTCATATTGAACCACGGATCCAAGATATGCACCTGCCGGACATTCTTGAAATCCACACCTTCTGAAATGATATAGGACCCCACAATCACCCGAATATCCTGGCCCGTAGAATTCTCTGGCTTCCGCAACCTCCGAATCAGGACCGCTATCTGTTTATCGGTCATATCCGATGTCAAGAACGCATACTTGCCTTTGGATGAACCCGTATACTCCCCCGACGGATTTTCCAGCAGTCTCGTTCCGATCGCCGGATCAAACCCGTGCTCTTCCAAACACATAGCGAACTGGAGGGCTCCGCCACGCACGTAGTTGGAGTAGACGAACACAATCCCCGTAGACTCCTGAATACATTTGATGACGGTAGAAAACTTGGCGGCGTGAGATCCAACCTGCGAAGGACTCAAGAACGCAGGGACATCTTTGGCATACCGATACTGGAACCTCGCAGTGTTGGTAGCCTTCTCGAAACATTTCACGATCGATCGGCCGTCGGGGGATACGACGATGGTAGGGACTACATCTTCCTGGATCTTTCCGCTCACTTCCTTCACCCGCTCTTTCTGGACACCTTCCACATACGACACAACTAGAGGCAGATACTTGCGGGGTGTGGTAATTTTACCGCCTTTGAAATCTGTCTTGCGATCCAGGAGTCCAATCATGGGTGCGGGTGGGGGTAGACGGAACGGGAACGTGAACGGATTCTCGCCACGAATGAATGACACGTATTCATGGCACCATCCACGGAACCGAGATTCGGCGTCTGGAGTCTTGAATGTTCCATCGGTCTTGAAGAAGGTAGCGGGGTTCAACTTATCCTCTGGACTCTGCCGCTTATCGTTCCACAGAAACAGATTGAAAAACAAGATGATTTCCTGGAACGAATCGTACATCGGTGTAGCCGTCAGGAGCACCAGGGTCATTCCGTTCGCAACCTTCACTATCCTCTGAATACTCTCGGATGTCCGCTTCGCATCTTCCGAATCGCTCTCTCCCATCTTGTGCGCCTCGTCCAGAATCAGGAGCCGCCCATCAAAATTCTCATGAATCCACGCCTCAAAATCGGGCTTGGACAATTTAATACGCTTAGTCTCCACCAGATTGTAGAACTGGATATACCCCGAAAACTCATAGAAATCATTGATCATTTTCTGGACGATGGTGTTGAGTCGTTCCCTGTTCTCGGGATTTTCCCACCTCAACTCTTCCGAGCGGGCACGTTCCAGCATATCCAGGTACCGCCGACCTGTGCACTGCTGCGACCGCAGAAGTCCTGAAGGATCCTGCTCTACCCGATTCACATCAAAGATCTGCGATCTAAACGTTTCTTCCACTGCCGACGTGGCCAGAACCAAGACCTTCTTATCCTGGAACTCCGGTCGTAAGATGTATTCCTCCGCCACCTGAATCGATGTGCAGGTCTTTCCCACGCCTGTGCCATGGACTAGGAGCATGTTGCGGGTAGGACTGTCAGGAGACAGCATACGACGGACAAAGACCTGGAATGACTGCAAATGAAAATCTCGGGACGTTTGACCACAGTTCTCCTGTCTCAGTTGTTTCAGCGTTGCCAAGGATGCAGGTGGAAGAGCTTTTGCTTGGACCTCTACCTGCTTCTTGATTTCTTCCGACGCAGAAGCCATCCTACTATTGCTTATACTGGCCTATAAAATATAGAGCGCTGGATCGCCTGCTGGTTCGGGTTGTAGGAGGCACGCTGAATCGCCGACTCCGTGTGTAGCCGAGTATTCACGTTCTTCGATCCAGAATTCACAGACTTCAGGATGGCCTGGAGCTTGATTGCCTTCAGGAGATCGGACTGGTCGGCAGCACCCGCCCGTCCACCGTTTGCGTTATCAGGGAGTCCAAAGAAGGTAGAGCGACCACCAGACATTTATCTGTTTATTCTTACCATACACAAGATAATACAGGACAGAATGGGAGGCGGTCTGTTTGGAACTCCTCTGGCTTTGAATCCCAAATGCTTGGCGTTCTCTGGACTCTTGATTGCCATCTACTGGATGCCCCCCTGGGCTCCCCTCCGCTCTCCTTACGATATCGCAGTCAAACGTGCTATCACAATAGGTCTCGCATTCACGGGATATATTCTGATGGCGTGGTACGATGTGTGGTACGATTGTAATGATCACCTGAAGCCTACCTTCCTAGGCTGGATCTCTGCCCCGTTCAAGCCTCCCCAGTACAAGAAGGAAGTGGAAGAGCTCCCTCTGAAATGGCAGAAGATCGTGCGGACGGTGGATATTGTTGCCTTGATCGCAGCGCTAGCGTTTGTGGGTTCGCCGTTTCTTATGTACTCCCGCAGTTGAGCGGTAACAGTTCTTGTACGGACGGCACGAAGCCTTCTGCGTGAACCCCATCTTTGCACACTTGAACTTCTTGCACTGCTTCCGTGTGAACCGCCGACCGGCCCTCCTTTTCTTCTTCTTCGCTCCACCTGCCGGTTCTCCTCCCGGTGGATTCACAGTTAAAAGACGAATGATTTCTGGTCCATCGGCGTGGTCGGGATCCTTTGTTAGGTAAACCCTAGCAAGTTCCACTGCGGTCTTCCCTTCAAAATCACCATCGGGACTAGCTCTGATATATTTATCTGCTCCCTTCTCCAGAAGTAGCCTAATCATATCTAACGTCGGATTCTCCAATGCAGTTATCATCAGTGCAGTCTCTCCGAACGTTCCTCTATAATTTACATCCGCACCTTCATTCAGTGCTTCGAGAACACCAGGAAGATCTTCCTCATACGTCGCTCGCAGGAGCTGTTTACCAAGTTCATCTGGTGAGGGGTCTCCTGGTGGACTTGACATCTGCTATCTTATACTTACTTGCGACTTTTCCTGGTCTTCCGAGCCTTCCGGGCCTTCCTCTTCCGGATTGCCGTCCGTCGTCCGCCAGGTCCGCCAGGGGGAGCTCCTGTAAGCCTCCCTATCGCCGCAGAGGCATCGGGCCCTCCAGGAATAGCTCGTAGTTCCGACATAACCATCTTCTTTAGACCACGCACTTCAGCTTTATCTTTCTCATCCTTTTCAAATACATAGCGGGCAATTTGTTCATCTCCATCAGTCTTAAAAACATAATCCCCGTGCTTCATACGGACATAAAGGTCTAAGAGCTTTATTCTAGACATCTCCTTTTCGTCCGATCCCCTAGGAAACAGATACGCCATTACTAAATCCTGTTCTGCTTTGATCCCTTCCATTATACTTACTTGCGACTTTTCCTGGTCTTCCGAGCCCTTTTCTTTCCATTCGTCGTACGCCTCCTCCGACGACCCCCGGGACCCCCGGGCTTCGGCTTCGGTCCGTATGCTCCCCGTACCGGTTCGTCCGCTACAAGATCGGACCGCTTCGGCTTCGGTATATGCCCGCTGTCCATCTCTGCAACTATTCTGAGCACATCGGGGGGCAGTGAGGTTTGATTCAGTGCCTTCTTCACACCAACGGCCCGATTATGTATTGCCTTGTCAACCATCGCTAAAATTTCATCACGGATCTTGTCATAATACGGTGAGTTTAAAGAGTTAACGGGAGGAGACCACACCCTCGAAACGTACTCACGCAGCGGGTAATGAGCCGTAGGCCAACGAGGTGGTCCAGGAACATGGGCCGCCCTATCATCATAAAGCAGTAACTGAATACTCGGATCTACCTTGAATTTTGTGTCGGGGTCAAGTAGCAGGAGCCTCATGAGTTCTGGTTCGTATACCGCATCCTGAACAGAAAGAGTTTTAAATGTACCCTGACTCCTACCCCTCGGCGGCGGATTCGGTAAATTCGGGTCTGCCCCTGCCTTTAGGAGCAGCTTGACGATTTCCTTTGCTGCCGGATGCTGCCAACGATATACCGCCTCACGAATCGGTCGAGAAACCACCCAATCTTTAGTGGTGTCTAACGCATTCGGGTCAACCCCCGCTGCCAAATCTGCCTTCACTCCCTCAACATTAAGGTATTGAGTATTCCGAGTCAGAGAGTACGGCGTGCCTGGAGGAGGAGCCAGCGGCGCTGCACTTGACATCTTATACTTATACTTACTTCCGACTTTTCCTGGTCTTCCTGGTCTTCCGCCCCTTCCCCTTACGCTTCCACGTCCGCCGTCTTGCTCCTGTCCGCATTCCACGCAGAATATCCGCCGCCTGTGACTCCTGCGAGGCATCATCTCCTGTCCTCCGCCTCTTTTCTCCCGAAGAAGCGGCAGGGGCCTGGGCTTCGTCCGTAAACACCACAGGGGTCAGTTTGAACACCTTCTGCTTCGTTCCCTTCTGACAATGATCTCCACTTACCATATTTATAGGGTTCCCATACCGGTTCACTCCTGGAGTTTTCTGGACATTCTGTGCTGAAGCGACATTGGCCAACTCTTCCTCCGTCTCCTCCAGGTCATAAATCTTAAAGTCCTGTAGAAGACCCTGCTCTAACTGATATAACCAAACTAAGAAATTGCCATTTCCCTGGATGTAGTAGTATCTCCGCACCATATCCACATCTCTCTCGTAAGGTGCTCCATCCAGTTCTTTATTGCACTTGTGCCGAACCTGCGATCCGTCTTTTACTCCATTTGATATCGTATCCAGCGGTAGTGTAAAATACGACTCCTTCGCCTTGAAAATAATAGACCACGATTTCGATAGAAGCGAAAGTATCGGCACCTCTTCGTTCTCTTCAAAGTCATATACTTTCTGTTTCTTGTACTGGATTTTCATGACTTCGAACACGATGGGGGGGTCAGGGTCTGGAGCATACGGCGGAAGTTCGCGAACAACAGGAGGAGCAGCAGGGGCAGGGTCAGCACGACCAGGGAAGAGTTCTTGCAATCCTGGAGGGGCAAGATCAGCCGCCGTGTGCATATCATCGTCCAGGATCGTAGGATCTGCCCCCTTTCGTAAAAGGAGTTCAATCGCATGCTCGTATCCTCCTTCGGCAGCTTGATGTAGAGCAGTTCGTCCGTGATCGTCCTGGGCGTTAAGATTCTCACGTTCTGCGAGAAGTTCTTCAATGATCTCTCCCAGAATCTCTGTGTTATGACTGTGGGCTGCTATGTGAAGTGCAGTCGCTCGACTATGATTCACCATCGTTAAATCCGCTCCACGAACAAGCAGTTCCTGCACGACATCAAGTTTCTCCCCATCCACAGCATACATGATAGCAGTCCGTAAGTTTTCTTCGTCCTGGGCGTTGACATTCGCACCATCGGCCAGCAGTTCTTTCACCTTATCCAGTTCCCCACGCCGTGCAGCACGTAAAAGCTCTTTATTCATTGTTTCATGATCTCGGGGAACAGGAACAACTGGTTCGTTCCCTTCCATTATATATACAAAACGGATACTCTTTCTTCAGAAGAAATATAGGTCATCCCAGGATGGAACGCTGTAAACACGACGACTGTCGCAAGAAGGCTTACTCTGCCATGAAGTGCCGGTGCGGCAATGTCTACTGCTCCCTACACAAACCCGATTCCGCACATTCATGTTCCTACGATTACCGTGCGGAACATCAACGTGCTTTGACTGACCAGAATCCCCGTGTTGTGGCCCCTAAACTTAAAGACCCATTAACCGAATGTAATATGCCTCAATAAAATGATTAGACCGTTTCTCCGATAGACGGTTATCCAGGTCGGTATACAGATGCGCAATCGTCTTCTTTTTGTCTTTGCTAGACTGTCGGAGAATGCTGGGGTGCTTGGTCAGATAATCCAAGAACAACAAAGCCCAGCCTATACACCATCCGAATTCGGTGTCTCCCTTGAAGCGCTGCAAGTATACGCATTTGGCACGGTCTACACATGCAGAGTTCACTATATAGACAGGTCGTCCAGCGTGTTTGCTGAACTCCTTTTCCATATCCTTCTGCATGCTCGGAGAAATATCACGGAGATTCCGCATATCGAAAAAGTAAATATTAATACGATCTCCCTCATGAACTGCGAGGGAACACACTACGTGGCGAACAAAGGCTCCTAATACATCATTTGGCCCCACATCATATCCCGTGAAAAAAATTATTGGCTTCGCAGCGTACCTCAACGCATACCGAAGCCCGGCATATACCGTTGTTGGTTCCTTGTTGTAGTTGAAAAATTCAATATCACAGTAATTACGGGGATTGAAGGCGTAATGGTATGCCTCCGACTTCCGCAATTCGAACTTCTTGTCTATATTTTTCTTTTCAGCCACTTCCGTGGGATGTGGACGGAGATGCTCCATTATATCGTCTCCACATTGATTTCGCCAGCAGCCTCAAACTCAATATCTTCCCCCGTTGTCTGCTTCTCGAAGAAATGCTCGTCGATCTGGCCTTCCTTCCGGAGTTTATTCACCTGCAGCGGATTCAGCGGCATCACGATCTCGTATGCCATCGTGCCCACCACGCCCGTCTCATTCAAGATCACAAACGATCCCACATCTACCCACGCATCCTTCTTCCCCCTCCCCCGAATCGATCCCTTCATTGGCGCCTTGACAATCTCAAGACGTCCGTTCTCGAAATACTCTACTTCCATCCGCCCGTCACCCAGCTTCTTAGCCACTCTCCCTATATGAATCCCGTCAATATCCTCTTCGTCATAAATGTCAGAGAGGAGATTGTCGAACAGCTTCTTGTTCTTCTTCGATGTTGATGATTCCGAGTTTGATCCCTTCTTGTGCTTTGATCCACCTTGCATATTCTTTGGCATTTTGATGTAACTTGCTATTCCCTACTTGAAGAATTTCAGATCCGTTTTTGGGTGTTTACGCACGCTTGCCGCCCTGAATCGGGGAGTAGGCACGGAGGTAGGGCATGGCAGCAGCTGTGACGAACAGAGCAATCACCAGGGTGACCGTAGCGCCGATGACTTCACCAATCTTGAGCTTGACGGGTCCTACCTGAACAGTCAGGCCGCCGACTCCCTCCTGTGCTTCCGGCATCAAAACAACAAGGAAGGGAGTAACTAAGTTGGAAATAATAGACTGGAAAAAGTCCTTGAGCGCTCCACCGACAAAGATCGCTACGGCAAACGTTAGGAGGAGAGACTGGTTGCTCATTTTGGTTTGTATTCTTAGAAGACTATTTCTTGGATGCCATGTGTGTCTGATACTGCCGCACGTGCTTGGAGGATGGTCGTCCTTTTTTGTCCTTCGCCTTATCCGCTTTCTTCCTGCGTCCTGATGTAGGTTCGTCCATGTTTATCTCGGTATGCTCTGGAATACATCTGACCCTTCTGTAATCCGTTTTCCAGATGGAACGAGCACCGGATCCCGTCCTTGGGGGCTCGTCGGCAGTAGTGGACATCACAACTCCCTCCCCTCAGCGTGGTGAGAACATACTCAGGGGTGCTTATGCTTTGACACAGTCCCATTCTTT